CGTTTAATATTTTTACTTTACCTCCACATCCAGCCGTATTTGTAGCTGCCACTGCCGATAATTCAGCGTCTCCTTTTAATGTAAATTTAAACTTTTTACTTACTCCAGAAGTATTAGTATAAGTTAATCCAGTCATATCAACATAAGAAGATGATGCTGTTGACTGAGTCGCTAATGTAATTTCTTGAGATATTTTAGTATCTTTTGTGATTTGATAATTAGCCACATACCAATCAGTATTCGACTTATCTAATGCTAATTTAATAAAATCTTTATTAGTAAATAATTTAATTTGAGTTAATGTAGATCCTTTGAAAAATATTGTATCAGGACTTGTTATAAAAATATTAACCTCATAATTACTATTATTTACTATTGTAATATCATCTCCATCCTGTAAAACATCAGAAGATGGTAATGTTACTGTAATGTTTGAAGAAGTACCATTTACAACAATTAATTTGCTTTTATCTGATGCCGATAATATTGTATTTGCCGATATTAATTTTACTCCATCAAATGTTTTCCACAATTTAGTAGCGGCTTCAATATATTGAAATCCGCTATAATCATTATCTGGAAGCCCATTATAAGTTAATCCACTCAATGCAAACATTCTCGCAAAGAATTGATGAAAGTCACCGTAAACAGCTACGTCTACTGGGGTTCCGTCTCCTACTCCTGTATCGTCTTTTATTTGTCCATAAGGATAATCGCTATCTGGAGCTGTTACATTTTGCTTGTCTTGTAATCTAATTGCCATAATTATACATAGTTAACGTACAGAAATCCTATTGACTGTACTCGTTTTATTTTTAATATTAATTGTCTAAATTCGTCTTTACGTGCTAATGGAACGTTTGCCATACCTCCATAAGCATCTGCAATAAAAAATGTTGATTTATAAGAACCTCCTAAGTTATGAAATAAATCTAAAGATTCGTCAATATAATTTGCTATTTTATTAGTTAATACTAACCCATGCTGAATTTGTCCATGCTGACCTTGTCCATGTTGTATTTGAGTTGTTGTATTTATTCCGCTAAATGCAAATGGAGTTTGTGCAGGTATATTCTCGAATATATAAACATCAAATCCTGCTAATTGTAATTCTCTTTCTAAATTTAAATAATGCCCCTTTGCTGGATTTTTACCAGGATATTGTAATTTTCTAGTAATTGCTAATTTTCTATCTGCTAAAGATGTTGATTGATTTGTAATCATTCCTAATCTTCTTTCCCAATCTGTAGCATCATCAACGGTAAAATTATCGTTATCAGGTAATATTGAATTTAAAATACTAATAGCATCTGAATATGCTTGTACTTCTCTTTCTGACAGACCTAAATGTAGCTTTTCCAAATATCCACCAAATGGCATTTTAAACGCTCTACCAGTTGGATAAAGCTGTCTAGTTAATGACATTATTTTTTCAAACACTCCCATTATGAATAAGCTATTGAATTTAAATATGGGATATTACCTAATGCAAAAGTATATTTAGGATAAACTGTTCCTGCTACTTCTATTGTTATGGCTCCGAATGAAGCTCCTGGAATAGCATTTATAATTACTCCAATTACTTTATTTGAATCTAATATGTTGTTTTTATAGTCTAAGTCATCTGCTGAATCTACAAAAGGTCTAATTTCATTTATAGCATCTGTTAATGCCGTCAATAATGTTGCTTTTTGAGCCGTTGTAAATGAACTACTTGCTATTGTTAAATTAACTGCTCGTGGAATTACTGGCAAATAATTTACAATAACATCTAATGGTCTACGACCTCTCTCGTTTAAATCTAAAGAGGTATTTGGATTAAAATTAACAACGGCTTCAACATCTAATAATAATTGAGCAGTTGGTGTTCCTTTACCATCTGTTGAATCTGCCGATGTAGCTTCAACATATAAATCAACTTCGCATACTGCTCCGCTTTTTGCATAAGGATATACTTTTTGAACTCCTTGAGCATCTGCTGACCAAATTCTATAATCAGTTGCGGCACCACCTTGAGCCTCTAAACGGTATGAATTTATGATAGCTGTTCGATATGCTTCAATAGTTTCTGCTGCTAATGGAGATGTTGAAATAGTTGCGACTTCAACCGAACTATTTACTAATGCTATTGGACCAGTTGCGGTTAATGTATCTCCAACATTTAACTTTGATTCTTCTCCTGCCGTTAAAGCTCTTAATGTTATTGTATCTGTTGTTGCTACTAATGTATAAGCATTATCTAAAACAAATAAATATCCTGTATTTAAACTTGTATCATCGCTTTTAAATGTTGTTGATGCTGGTATAACTCCTCCAATTGTTCCGGTTACTGTTACTGTGTAAATTCCTGCCGTTGCTTTATATGGCAATCTGCCCAATTTAATAACTCCAAATCGTTCTAATGTGCCTCCTATTTCTACGCTATCTGCTGTATCAACAAATATATTTTTTTGCAAGTTTCCAATTGCTAAATAAATCAATTTTAATTTTGCGGCCTGAGTTCCGGCCAATGCTCTTAAAAAGACTTTCCCAAATAATGATATACTAGACGAGTATTGAGTTTCTAAGTCGCTCAAAATTCCAGTATATAATTGATTTAATGTAGGTATTGTTATCATATTTATATTAAAAAGTCATCATTAAAATCTAAAATAAAGAAATCCCCATCTAAAGATTTTCTAAAATTGATCACTGTTATTTGTTGTTGATTGTTTAATTCTACTCGTATTCTTACTTTTATTTTATCAGTTGCAACTATTTCTACTGATACCGTTACTATGCCTCCTAAATCCTTAAAAAATTCTAAGTCTTTTTTGATTGCATTTTCAATTAATACTCGTCCTGAACTTGTTAATGGCGTTGTATTTATAGTTCTTTCAGTTAATGAATTAAATTGTTGACTTGGATTATTAAACATTAATAATGTGTTTCCCCAATAATCAAAAGATTCAATTTGAACTGATGTATTATCTGTACTCGCTTCGACATTACCTCCAAACATTCCTAAATAAATCATGTTTTCAATATTGTAAACAACAGCTAAGTCATTTCCTACTTGCTGAACATCTCCGCCATTTAGCGTTTCTATGACTGATAAATCAAACATTTTATTTAGCGGCTGACATTGTTGACGTTACTACTGCTCCAATGTTCATATTACTATTACTCGTTTGTTCGGCTTTAGTACCAGGAGGCGCATTTTCAAAAATAACTTTCATTTCTCCTTTTTGTTTTATCATTTCGGTAGCCGTTGCTTGTGATTGAGCTTGTTTTGGATTAATCCAATCATATTGACCAACTTCTTGAGATGTTCCTATACCTCCAACAAATGACTTAGTATCCATACTGTTAGCGAATTTTTGACCGTAATCTTTTTGAAATCCTCCGTTCATGAAGTTTTTTAACTGACTAGCCCTATTGCCTATTGACGCTATCGCTTCAACTCCTTTTTGTCTTTCTTCTGGATCAACAGATGCAAGTTGCATTTTAGCTGCTATAATACTAGACTGTACTCCAATAGCCGCTTTTCCAACAGCCATTCGCTCTGCTTCTTTTAGTGTTTTTCCTAATGCTAAATAATTATCTCTTAATTCAATTACACTAAATGCCTCTTGTCTTAATTGTTCCTTTCGTTCAAATGATTTATTTAATGGCTCGTCAAATATTTCTATTGCTTTATTAACTCCGTAAACAGCTAAAGCTAAAGCTCCTAATGCAATTATTAATGCACCAATTGGGTTTGCCATCATTACGGCATTTAAAGCTGCCATGTTTCCAGTAGATATAGCTATTGCTGCTGCCATAGCTTTTTCTGTTATAATACTTGCTTTTGTAGCAATAACATTACCTTTTATTAAAGCAATTGATTCTAATTTTAATGCGTTTTGAACTCCAAGTAAAATATTGTTAGCTAACATTAATCCTTTCATTCCAATGTTAGCAATTTTCCAAAGCGCAAAAAATTTAATTACATTAATTCCAATTGAAACTAATTCGTCTAAATTATCTGTAACATATTTTATTACATTTTTAACTTTATTCATTCCCTTTTTTGCCCCATCGCTACTTGTAAGCATAGTAACCCAACTGTTTTTTAATTTATTGAGCATTTCAGATAATGTACTTGAATTTATGGTGGCCGCCTTTTCAGCTTCTTTTGTTGCTGTTACACTTCCTGTAAATTCATCAAACTTCTTAACGTTTTCCATTAAGATAGAACCTGTAGTTAAATTGATTGTTCCAAATATTTTATCTAATAACGCATCTTTTTCTTTTGCTGTTTTTAATTTAGCATATTTTGCGTTCACCTCTTCTAATGCATCCCTCGTATTAAATAGTCCATTTTTATATCCTAATCCACTTGCTTTTAACCTTACTAAAGTTCCGCGTAAAGCTGTTCCAGCCTCAGAACCCATTATTTGTTTTGCCGCTAAAACCTCAGTTAATGCAACAGATTGTTCTAATGATAAATTTGATTGTTTTGCAACGGCTCCGAATACCGTAAATGCTTCAGCTGTTTGCGTAATGCTTGACGCTCCAACTGCTTGGCCAGCCGCTAATACATTAATTACTCTGTCAGCTTCATTTGCTCCTAAAGAGAATTGATTTAATATCCCAACTAAATTTGATGCGCTTACCCCTAATTCATCTTTACTTGCTTTTGACAATGTAATAGCTGCTTTTGAAACTAAACTTAATCCGTCAGCCGTTTTTGCAAAATCAGCATTTAAACCTGCAATCATTTCAAAAGAATTAGCAACTTCTATTGTACTTTTTCCAGTTGCTTTTGCTACCGTACCTATTGATTTTTCAAACTTAGAGAAATCTTCGTTACTTAAATCACTTACAATTGTTCTAAATTTCTGTAAAGCATCCTCGTAATCCATTAATGATTTTCCGCTAAATGCTATACCTCCGATTGCAGCTCCTACCAATGCAGCAGAACTAGCCATTGAAACAATTTGCTTAGTAGCATCGCTTAATCCAGGCGTTAATTTTTTAAACATCCTTTCTGATTTTGCAGAAACGCTATCTAATTTTGCGCCAAATGAAGCATTAGCTCTTTCCATAGCCTTTACTGGTGCCGAAAATTTATCGACAGCTGTATATATTGTAGGTATGGTAAAAGTTGACATTTATTTTTTTGGAGTTAATTCTTTTAACATTTTTTGAACTGCATTAAACCAATATTCTAAGCCGTTATAGTCTACATTATCAATAAAAAGGCTACCAACTTGCGAGGGTAGCCATTTTAATTCTAGTACTATTTGTTTGATCATTACATCTAACTCATTTTCACTTACAGAAAAAAAATCGCTACAGAACTAGCCACGCTATAATCTTCTGTATCCATCTTTGATACAACCTCTTTTGCTTGTCCGCTTAGTGCTGCGATGGTTGCTAAAATACGGCCATCTCCAGTTGACACTCCATTCATATACTTTTGGATTGTTGCAACATCTATACGTGCCTTATAATCTAAGGTCTTAAATTGCTTTTCTGCTCCAACTGGAAAATCTAATGTTTGAGTAAAGCTAAAATCTTCATTTAAAACTAAACATCCCTCACTAATAGCATCCGCTAATCCTTCAATCGCATCTTTATATGCAGTTCTTTTTTTATCTTTAACTTTTTTGAAGTCTAACCATTTGTTAACCTCATCAATTGCTAATTCTTTGCTAATCGCTGTCATATTAGATAATTTTCTTTAATTCACCACCGCCTGAAATCTTCAATGGAATTGTTGATTGGTTACCGTTTCCTGGAATATCTCCTACCGGTGCGCCTTTACCTTGCCAAACAGTCCCGTTAATTGACGTGAATGTCCATGTAGCTTCTTCTGCGCTTTTTGACAATGCTGCTACCGTAGCTAATTCATTAGTAACATTCATATCCCATGCAATTGGAGATTCAAAAGACCATCTAACTTGATTAAGTTGTCTGATATTTCTACCACCACCATCTACCATGTTAGCGTCGTCAGAACCTCTAAATCCTCCTGGATCAAAAGTAGAATCTTCTGCTGATTTTGGATAAAATACACCGCTTCCTAATGTCGGATGGTTGTATGTAACTTCTATAATATCTCCACCTACCATGTGTGTCGTATTTTTTATTTTTTATTATTAAACTAAAGTACCAAAATTAAATCCTGCCTCAGCCGTTGTTGAGCTAATACGAGCAAATCCACTACGCTTATATTTGAAATAAGTCTCTAATCTATCAGGATTATTTGTACTTAATCCAACTTGAATTGAATTTTGCATGAATGCTACATCAACTGTTAATGCTCTTTGTGCTAAATCTGTTGCATAATTATTTAAAACCGCTTTCCATTGTTTTGGCTTAATCACATTTCCAACTGTTACAGTATCAGAATCAGATGCGATAACATGGTCAACAACATTAATTTGCTCTAATAGATAATAACCATAACGAACATTTAAATCAATCATGATGTTACGGCAATATCTGAATTGTGGAGGCGTTTCTCCTAATTTATGATATGTTGTAACAAAATCTTGAACTACATAAGAACCTCCAACTAAATCAACTGTTGAACAGCCTTTTTTAACGATTGTATTTCTTGTTGCATAATCTGACATTGAACCAATTGAAGTAGGAGTAGGCATATCTGGATAAGATTTCCCCGCTACATCTAAATGTGGTGTATTTTGAGATACTAAAGAATATAAAACGGTCATATTTGCCGCTGCTTCCATTGGCATACCTGCTGATAATGGAGCTGGTGCAATTGCAATAGTTAAATCGTCTAATCTTGTATCTGTAATACTTGACGGATCATCAGAGACAGAACCAGTAATTGCAATAAATGGTTTCATTACAATTCCTACAAAGCGTCCTGTTGGATTTGTTGCATCTGGCCTGCCGTTAAATTGTTCTAGTGCAGTCATAATGCTTGAAACTGTACCATATCCATTTACAACGATTGTATTCCAATTTGAACCAAATGAAGTTAATGCGCTTGCAATAGATGGCGTTCCGCTTCCTGGAGTAACCGTTGCTACTGTATATGTAATACCTAAATCATTATCATTAGTATCAACAGAAACAGTAATATCGTTACTAGTTAATCCTTTCCATTTTGCTATTAAATTAACAGTATAATCGTCATCAGTTGCTGTAACCGGGCATCCTAAAATGTTGTTAATTGCATCTGTGATTTTACCAGTAATAACTGGCTCAGAATCTCCAGTATTAATGTTAATATCATAAAATTCGCCATCTAATCCATTACGTCCTGCAATATAAATAGTATGTGTG